CGTATGGTCGGTTTCCACGGACCTCGACGAAGTTGAGAACTCCATCGAGCGTCAACTCGACCGGCTGATGACCAAGCTGAAAGCTGACGACTACATTGTCTGCTTCTCAGCCGATGGTCCTAAGTTCCGAGACGACCTGTTCCCTGACTACAAGGCCAGCCGCGCTGCTTCAAAGAAGCCGACAGGGTTCAAGGCAATCGTCCAATACATCAGGGATAATCACAAGACCCTGACGAAACCTCGCCTCGAAGCTGACGACGTCATGGGGATTATGGCGACACGTCCGTCCTACAAGGAACGGATCATCGTTTCCATCGACAAGGACATGAAGACCATCCCGGGGCTGTTGTTCAATCCCAAGAAGGATAAAGAGCCTCAGATGATCGACGAGGTTACGGCTGACTACTGGCACATGTACCAGACGCTCGTCGGAGACACGGTCGACGGTTACTCCGGCTGTCCAGGTATTGGTCCTAAAAGGGCTGACACGGTTTTATGTCAGGCTCGTCCTACCAAGTCCATGTGGCCTCTCGTCCTCGCCGCCTTTGAGAAGGCTGGTCTCACCGAACAGGAAGCTCTGCTTCAAGCGCGTCTCGCTCGTATTCTGAGGGCGGACGATTACGATTACAAAAAGAAGGAACCGATACTTTGGAACCCGATGTGAAAAAGCTCTGCAAATTTTGTCAAACCCACGTCAGTGAACCATGTGTCAACGAGGCGGAAGCAGAGACATACGCTTGTGAGGTAGTACAGCCTGACGCCGTCCATCTCCCGAACCATTATGCACGGTTCAAGATTGAGCCGGTTCGCTTCTGCATCGAGAACGATCTCAACCCGTTCCAGTTCAACATCATCAAATACGCTTGCCGCCACGACGCCAAGAACGGCATCGAAGACCTAAAGAAGGCAAAACGGTATTTGGAAATGTATATCAAACACTTAGAGGGTGATCCTGACTGGTGGAAGTAATTCACGCCTATTAGGTTGCACACTATGAAGGATGGAAGTCATGGATGACACCATTAAACTGCCTCATGTCGCGCCGGAATTGCTCTCATATCTTGAGCGCATTTTCCCTGATCAATGTCCAGACCCCTCTGCTTCCGAGCGAGAAGTTTGGATGAAAACTGGGGAAGCACAAGTTGTGCGGCATTTGAGACACCTGCAAAAAGAACAAGAACAGGAAGCCTTAAAAGCCAATGTGTAATGACACTGTGACTGACATTTTCGGAGGATCGAGTAAGAAGGACAACGCTCCTGTCTATACCGCTCCTCCTCCGCCTCCTGCCGCCGCACCGACGCGTAACCCACGAGAACACCTTCTGAATGAGAAGGAAAAGGAACTCAAGGGTAAAGACCGTCGCAAACGTAAGCGGCTAGGAAAGGAAGACATTTCGACTGCTCGTCGAGGTCGTTCCGCACTCCGTATTCCTCTTGCCGGATCAGGTTCCGGTGGGAGTGCCGGTCTGAACATCGCTAGTTAATAGATGCAGACCGCTGGTATTGCAGCAGGGAGATACGCAAAATTCGTTGTAGATCGAGAACCTTTTCTCAAACGCGCCCGATACTCCGCTAAATACACAGTTCCGAGCCTGATGCCCCCAGAGGGACACAATGGTACTTCGGACCTCCCTGCTCCTTACCAATCGTTTGGCGCTCGCGGCGTTCGCAACGTCTCTTCCAAACTCCTACTTTCCCTATTCCCTCCTAACGCTCCGTTCTTCGTCTACAAGATGGACGATCTGACAATTCAGAAAGCAACCGAGCAAGAAGGTATGCGAGGTGAAGTCGAGAAGGCACTAGCCGCTCGCACCCGCTCCGTGATCAACGAAGTCGAGAAGTCCCACTTCCGGCCTCATGCCTTTGAAGGTATGCGGCAGCTTGTCGTTTCCGGAAACGCCCTTCTACACATCCCCAAAGACCCGAAATCTCCTATCCGTAGTTTCACTCTTGATCAGTACGTCACTCGTCGTGACCCTGAAGGATTCCTGTTGGAGTTCATTATTCAAGAGATAGTCGCTCTTCAATCCCTTACTGGTAAAGCTCGCGAGCTTGCCGACGCCAAAGTGCAAGGGAAGTCCGAGGACAATAAGAAGACGCTGGAACTCTATACCCACTGCATGTGGGACGCCGACACTCAGAAATACACGATCCACCAAGAACTCGAAGGTGAGACCGTCCCTGAATCTCAAGGCTCCTATCCAAAGGAAGCAATGGAGTGGTTGGCTCTCCGCTTCACCGCAATTGATGGTGAGGACTATGGCCGTGGATATATCGAAGAATACATCGGTGACCTGATGTCCCTTGAGGGACTTACAAAGGCCATGGTCGAAGGCGCTGCTGTGTCTTCCAAGGTCGTGTTCTTTGTACGCCCCAATGGTGTGACAAAGCTCAGTGACGTGAGCCGTGCTGCAAACGGTGACGTCAAGCAGGGTAACGCTGATGACATCTCAACGCTCCAAGTAGACAAGGCACATGACCTGTCCACTGCGAAGCAGTTGGCTGATGACATCACTCAGCGTCTGTCCTTCGCATTCCTGATGAACACTGCAATCCAACGTCAAGGTGATCGCGTCACTGCCGAAGAGATTCGGTACATGGCACGAGAGCTTGAAGACTCGTTGGGTGGTGTGTTCTCACTGATGGCTCATGAGTTCCAACTCCCCGTTGTGAAACTCTACGAACTCCGTATGGAGAAAGCCCAAAGTGCTCCCAAGCTCCCGAAAGGTGTTGCGGCTCCTGCCGTGGTCACTGGCCTTGAAGCCATCGGACGTGGGAACGATCTCCAGAACCTGGATGCACTATTGGCTGGTGTTGCTGAAATCTTCGGACCCGAAGCGGTCGGTCGATATGTCAACGCTGGGGAATATATCAAACGTCGTGGTGCCGCGCTCAACGTGGATACAGATGGTCTCATTAATTCTGAAGATGACCTCGCCGCGCAAGATCAACAAGCACAAATGCAACAGCTTATGCAACAGGCCGCTCCAGAAGCGATCAAGCAGGTTGGTAATAGCGTTGCCCAGTCTCAAGAGACACAGGAATAACCATGTCAAAGAAATACAACAAGAAGACCACAGCGGCTGATGTTACCAATCCGGTAGCAGATGTTCCTGCCGAAAAGGCACCCGTGGTTGAGAAAGAAACGAAGCCTGTCGAAGCTGTACCAGAGATCGTCATGGACGAAGCTCCTGCACCGGCTCCTTCGAAAGTTCTTACATACGCCAAAGACGGTCTGACTGATTTTGTGTCACACAAAGAAGTCGTTCTCGCTGATGGCACGGTTCTTCGGAACAACTAATCATGGTCGATGAAGTGGTTATTAAAACCGAACGTCCAGAGTGGCTCCCAGAGAACTTCAAGGGTCCGGAAGACTTCCGCAAGTCCTATGACGAACTCCAAGCCAAGCTGACCACTGTCTCTCAGGAATCCAAAAAGACAGATGAAGCTCCTGCCGACACCAATGACGGTGAAGGTAACGAGAATACGTCTGAAGACAGTCCTGCATTCAAAGAGAGTGTTACGGCTGCGGCTGCTGAGTGGAGTGAGTCAGGCGAACTCAGTGAGGATACCTATAAGTCCCTTGAGGACGCTGGTCTCCCGAAAGAGCTTGTCGACCAGTACATCGCTGGTCAGAAGGCCGTCGCAGAAGGTGTGGAGAATACTCTCTACAACGCTGCTGGCGGCAAGGACAACTATGCCGAAATGGTAGAATGGGCTGCTGAATCCTTCACTCCTGAAGAGATCAAGTCCTACAACGACACGGTGAACTCAGGTGACATTCAAACCGCCACAATGGCGATTGAGAACCTGAAGAACAAATATGCCGATGCAACTGGTACGACACCGACCCTTGTGAAGGGTAGTGGTGCTGGTGCTCAGGCTGCTGGTTACCGGTCGTGGGCCGAAGTCAAGGTCGACATGGGAAATCCCAAGTACGCATCAGACCCTGCATTCCGTTCCGATGTCCAAGCCAAGCTGCAACGCTCCCAACTCTAAGGATACGTCATGCAAGGTTTTAAGAAGCCTTCACGCCGTGTCAACAAGGTCTTCATCCATTGCTCTGCAAGTGATCACGCACATCACGACAGTGTAAAGGTGATGGACCAATGGCATCGCGCACGAGGCTGGTCAGGTGTCGGCTATCACACGTTCATCCGTAAAGACGGTGTTCTTGAGATGGGTCGCGATCTCGAACGAATCCCTGCCGCTCAGTCGGCACACAATCCCGGTTCCATTGCAATCTGCCTACACGGTTTGGACATCGACAAGTTCACCGAAGCTCAGTTTGATACTCTTCGAGAATACTGCAAAGAGATCAACGAGGCTTACGGTGGTAATGTCACGTTCCACGGACACCGTGAAGTGGCTGCAAAGGCGTGTCCTGTATTTGATTACAAGGCAGTCCTTAACCTGGACGCTGATGGTAATCTAGGTCTCTGATGTTTACTGGAGGCATTGTCAAGGCGATCATTAAGCTGCTTGGCGGTGGCTTTCTGGAACGTACCCTTGACCGGATCATCGGAAACAAGAGTGAACGCGACATAGCTTACGGGCGGGAACAGGAAGCCGTTCTTCGTGAGTTTGGACAGGAGTTTCGACACCTCTCTGGACGTACTAAGGCTGACGTGGTGGTTGACGTAATCAACCGTCTTCCTCGTCCCCTGTTCGCTATCTCAATCTTCTGTATCCTCGTATATGCGCCTATCGATCCCGCCCATTTCGCGATCATCATGCAAGCCTATGCCCTCGTTCCTGAGTGGCTGGCTCTCCTGATGGCGACGATAATCACGTTCTTCTTTGGTGGACGTGCATTGGATAAATGGAATGGTCGGATGAAGGCTCCTTCCATCAACGACGTCAAAGGCGTTGTGGAGTCCATGGATCACTTGCGGAAGTTCCGGAAGGATCGTCGTGAGAATGAAGCCGATATGGACGCAGAAGCCATCTACAAAGCACAAGAAGCTCGGAACAACCGGGCCAGCTCCTAAACCTCCACTGAAAGGCGCACTCCATGGAAAAAGCCATTGAATGGTTCAAGACGGATGAAGGTGAAATTGATGTCAAGAAGGTCGCAATCGTTTGCGCTTCTGTCGTCATGTTCCTGATTATTGTCTCTGCATAATATCCCCTCCAGTAGCTCGCTGCTGGACCTCCTCACATATATTGTGAGTGAATTACCCCGGCTGGCTGATCGCTACGGCTGGTCGGGGCATACACATAGCCTCACCGCTCTTTAGCGGGTAGCTCCAAGAACTAACGCCTCACCAGAAAGGCTTGACCCGATTCCGAATCCCTGAGGGGACACGGAAAGCGGACAATCTTGACGCTTCTGAAAGGCGGTTCTTCAACTAGAACCCCTCAGGAAGGTATCCTCAAATGGATCAAAATCCGAGTCGCCTCGGCCAAGTCAACCAAGCAAATGACGCCAAGGCGCTTTTCCTCAAAGTCTTCGCCGGTGAAGTTCTCACCGCGTTCGACAAATCTGCTGAGTTCATGGACAAACACGTTGTCCGTCAGATTCAGCATGGTAAGTCTGCCCAGTTCCCGGCTTCTGGCCGCACCTCGGCAAGCTACCACACACCCGGCACCCAGCTTGTCGGTGACAAGTTCAACCACAACGAAGTCGTGATCTCGATTGACGATCTGCTCGTTGCCAAATCCTTCATCGCTAACATCGACGAAGCTATGAACCACTACGACGTCCGTAGTGAGTATAGCCGTAAGATGGGTGAAGTTCTCGCCCAGACCTTCGACCAGAACGTGGCCCGTAACGGTGTCCTCGCTGCTCGTGGTTCTGCCAACGTCGCTGATGGTGACGGCGGTGCAACGGCGAACAACGGTAACTATAAGACGACTGCAACCACGCTGGCTGGTGGTATCTTCTCCGCCGCTCAGTCGCTGGATGAGAAGTTCGTTCCAGATTCGGATCGTTACTGCTTCGTGAAACCTGCCCAGTATTACCTGCTCGCGCAGACGACCAACCTGATCAACAAGGACTGGGATGGTCGCGGTTCGTATGCTGAAGGTGCCATCCACATGGTCGCCGGTATTCCGCTGGTCAAGACGATGAACCTGCCTACGGCAGACGACAGCTCGAATACCGACCTCCCGTCTGGTTATCGTGCTGACTTCTCTGTAACCGCTGCTCTGGTCATGCACCGTGAAGCTGTCGGTACGGTCAAACTGCTCGATCTCGCAACCGAGATGGAATACCAGATCGAACGTCAGGGAACCCTTATGGTCGCCAAGTACGCTGTTGGTCATGGCAAGCTCCGTCCCGAGTCTGCTGTCGAACTCCGCACGACTGACCCGTCCTAATAACCCCTAGATAACAAGGAAAC